ATATTCGTAAAGAGTTTCCTAATTCTAATTTTGATCTTGTTGCTGACGAGTTTGACTCGATGTTGGTATCCCTTGATAAGATCGGAGTTATGGTTTTTCTAGGGCACGAAAAGTATTTTCCCCCTGGGCATCGTGGAGTTTATCACACAGTATCAAACAACTTCTACCTGAATGATGCCTTTGTGCATCGTCCTCATGTGCTTATGACGGTGATGCGTCATGAAGGTTGGCACGCTGCACAAGACTGTATGGCGGGTAGCATCAAGAACTCTATGATTGCTATCATCAAACCAGAAGAGGATGTGCCTAAGATCTGGCGTGAGATGGTAGAGAAAGTATATCCTAAGTCTGCTGTTCCTTGGGAAGCAGAAGCAAAGTGGGCAGGTAAGACTGAAGGAATGACTGCTCAAGCACTAGAAGCATGTGCAGCGGGCACTATGTGGGAAGTTTATAAACCCACACCATTGACTGAGAAGTGGTTGAGAGAAGAAGGTTTTATTAACTAAATAACTGAGCCTTACTCTCTACAAATGTCTGATACAAAACCAGCAGTTGTAGAAGAGAAAGACCATCATGAAGATAGAAGTGAAGTTTTAGGAAATTTAGTGAAAGTTGTTGTACTTATATGGTCTGCATCTCTTCTCACATTCAGTTACGTTAGACTTCCTAACGGACAAAAAATCCTAGACTTTGATCCAACCTTCATTGCTTCGGTGTTCTCAGGATCACTCGCAGCATTCGGTCTTTCTCCTGCCAAGAATGGTGGTGGTAATGGTAACTCTGCTCCTAAGAAAGCAGAAGCGAAGAAAGAAGAACCTAAAGTAGAGTCAGCGATAGAACCAAGGGACAGAAACTACTAATCCATCGCTTCCAACACAATGGAAACCTCCCCTACAAGTGAAACAAGAGTAAAAAAACAACAACCAAAATCTAAAGGGTCTCTTTTCAAGTGGGCAGCACTTGGAGTAGGGACTCTTTTTGGTATTGCACATCTAGGTGTTCTTGGTCACTTATTAAATAGACAACAATTACCAATCATCAATTTACCTGTTGGTGACTACACTGCTTATCAGGTAGATGCTCATAAGGACGGATATCGTATCCAGTATCGTGCCAATGACCCTAGAGTCATGGATAAGAATAAAGTCCTTGTGAAAAAGAATGGATTCTTTGGTATCGGTGGAGATACTAAACTAGTCCAACAAGAGGAGTACACCATGGACGGAGCGCAGCATCTCCAGGGTGGTGAAGTGGGAAAGTTGACTGCGAAAAAAATCGAGTGTATCAAGGCGGAAGGTGGTGGCGAAAATGCAGGTAGATTGGTTGGAACTAGTATTGGTGCTTCTGCTGCCCCAATGTTTAGTGGCATTCCTTATATTGGTTGGTTGGCTGCGGGATGGGTAGCAATGTTTGGTGGAAACACTGGTGCTGAGATAGGTGGTGAAGTCGCTACGATGATGAAGGACTGTGACTGATATAAACGATCCTGTCTGGTCTGTAATTATTCTTCTTTGCTGCGGACTCGCATTTACGCTATATTGTGTCATATATATTCTACGCCTATCATTTAAGGAACTAGAAGAAGATGTCCAAGAGTCCGAACAAGGGCAAGAAGGGGACTGCAAACAACAAGAAGCAGAACCAGGGCAATGCAACAGCGAAGAAGGCTAAAAATGGAGGTAAGAAGAAGTAATGCAGAAACTAGTAAATGTGGTAGCACTACTATCAGGACTTGTATCTCTTGGTGTTGTTGGTGGGGGAGCATACCTCTTCCTCAATAAGGATGCGATGATTGAAGATGTAAGAGTAAAGGCAACGGAAGAAATCACTAAGGCAGTTACAGAAGCACTTCCAGGAATGGTAGAGTCAGCAATGCCTAAGATGCCTTCTGCCACTGGCGATGTTATGTCTCAAACAAATGTGCCTTCAGTAACGGGTGGTGTTATTCCTGTTAAATAATATTAAGTTTGGTGTTGGTTATGACTACAACGAGAAGAAGGAAATCCAAAGATGCTGAAGGAAAGTTTTTCCTTTATGTGTTTTTCTTTCATCTTTGGAGTGGATTTTTAAATCTTTTCACAAACGATGATTGATGCCTGAGATAAGAGAAATCCAAATCAGGAATCTGGATATTCCTCCAGTTCCTGATTGGTTGATGAGATATCCACAATCAATACCACCAGTTGTCCCAGTAACACAAAACATTGGGACACCGATAGTTGATATGCCTGGTTGCGTAGAAGCACACCCTGATGGTGGTCCGCAACTGGCACAAGATGACCCAAGAGGTGCTAGGACTTATTGTGATGGAAGTGTGCCATCATTTAATCCCATTGAGTATTCTCCAGAGGAGATGCTCATTACAAAACCAGCAAAGACAGACACAAGGCAACCAGAACAACCAGAGGTGCCAAAGACACCCGAGTTACCAGCAGCTTCTGCTCCTGCCACTGCTAAGGTTGACTGTCCTACACCAGCACAAGCAGCAAAAGAACCTGTTGGTGAATACCTAGAAGGTTTCAGAAAGAAAGTGACAGGATATCAACTGATAGGAAACCAGTGTGTCCAGCAAACGGAAAAGGTGCCACTACCAGAGCAAGTGATTGCTGGACTTCCTAGTGCTGGCTCTGTTATGACTACTGGTGGCATTGCTGTAGTGGCAACAGCATCGGCACTCGCAGCAAAACCGCTGGCAGATATCCTACTCAAGGTTATCAAACCAACGATTAAGAAAGTTATGAAAAAGATTGCTGCTATCAGGGGGAAGTCTGTCCCAGTCCTTTCTGTAGCGGAGCGCCAAGCTGAGCAGCGGGAGAGGAGTCAGGCGATACGGGCTTTGCGTTCGGCACTGAAGCCGAAGGGATAGAATGTCTGTGTGGTGGAATAACTCCACCAGGATTAGTCACAATAACATCAGCACATATCTTTGCGTATTGACTTCTTGGGTGAAAATAAATTCCTGCCTTCATTAACTCACCACAGTTCTTAAGACGCGCAATCTCAAAGTCTAAACGCTTATTAGCGGTTAGTTGCTGCTGTAAGGCGATTTGAGTTGCTGCTGCTTCCTTACACTGGTCTTGTAGTTTCTTGTCTTGTGGGATGCTCCAGGTAGCACTAACGCCCACGGACAAATTATAGTTATCTTTTTGCCCAGTTCTAGTTGGGACAGTATATAAGATATTGCCAGGATTATCTAAAGACCCATCATCATTAAGGTCTCTCATATCATATACTGGGTCATTATAATAAGGTTCATAAGGTTTCTGCATCGAACCAGAACCAGTAACAAATGGAGTGATATTCAGCGTTGGTCCTTGACATTGGATTCCACCACCATAGGTGTTGGTAATATAAGGACCTTGGAGGACTTGGATGGCTTGATTAGTGACACTACCGGATGAGTTAGCCACAGGAGCAGCAGTGGCGCTAACGCCGCCAACAGTCTCAGCAAGAACTCTTTGTTGGACCAGTGCTGGGGAGAGGACACTTAAGATTACTGCGTAAAGATAGAGGTTGTGTCGGTTACGCTTTTTATTTCCGTTGTTCTTTGAATTATCGTTTGATTGCTTAAACCAGGACCCTGATAGGTTTCGGTGAACTGAAACGCTGCTCCTGGTGTTGTTTGTGTAAATGTCGGTCTGCTGCTGACGCCAGTCCATGATGAAGTCACTCCTTCGATTGTTACATTATTAGCACCTGTTCCTGGTGATAAGTTACCTGATGCTGTAATACCACTACCTGTTACTGAATATTGATATCCCGTGTTATAGTCTATTGAATTTATAGTCTCCGTAACCGTGCTTGTTGTTTCGGTATGGGAGGTCATCGAGCCCTGTGTAAAATTTGGTACTACAGGCACTGCCCGTGAAATTGACGGGACAAATGCATAGAACAAACCCACACTTAGGGCACCGATGATCTTCTTCATTATTATCTATACCCATTATTTGATGGTGATTTCAGTTACGAACTGACCTGTAGCACTAGTACCACTTCCAGCAGCGGTAAGAGTCACGACTCCCGCAGACGAAATAGTACCAGCAGGAGTGCCAGTGCCAGCAGCAGTAGAAGTTTGATTAGAATAAGCACTTACAGCACCTACGGTAGGAGCGGTTGTAACAATAGAATCACCTGCAGTGAAAGAATTACTATATGAGA